CAGAGTCTGCTATGGTTACCGTCAGCTGGCCAGCAGTAGACTGAGAGTATGAGACGCTTGTTGAGGCGATGACCGTATTCGTCGCGGTGTCGCTATCCCTCACCTCCATCTTAAATGTGATGTCACTAACAGTGAGGTCGCTACCATCGGAATCCTTAACCTTCATGGTTAGGTTGAACGTATCGCCCTTCCTGCAGGTGATGTCAAGCCGCGTTGATGAGTCTAAGTTTACCGAGTTAGCCATTGTTTAAGATTTGAGATATGATATCATCCTGCGCATCGGGAGCGTCCTCCATCACTGGCCTCTCACCCTTTCTCTGCGCTATAAGTTTTGATTGAGCAGATGCCTGCTTCTGTATGCGCTCATCCTTTCTGTCCTCCTTTAGGACGTCAATCTTTTCTCTAAACTCTTGTTCAGATGATTTGAATCCAAGGGAGGCCTGAGCCCTAATCATTTCAATCTCTTTACGCAGTGCGTGTAGGGCCTGGCCGACTTGTATTTCTACCTGACCCTTAAGCTGAATCTTCTGTGCCTCAACCTGAGCCTCTGCCTGCAACTGCTGCATACGCATCTGCATAGCCATCTGCTGATTTTGGGCATTCATCTGTTGCTGCATCTGCATGTTTTGCTGCTGCATCTGCTGCATCTTCGTTTGGCGCCTCTTACGTCTAACCACGAGGAGCCTCTGGGCTTGGTCGATATCCTTTATATCTCTGACGGCCAGCGCATCCTCAAGGTCAATCTCTTTCTGTGCTAGCGACTGCTGGATATTTTGCTCGAGGAATATTCTATCCTCATCGCTCATCTCTTTTACAACGCGCACACCGAAGTTGTACATGGGGAGTTCCTCAAACGAAGAGAGTATGTCCATGCTGTACTTACCGATAGCCTTTTCATATACGCGATAGAGCACAGACTCCTTAGGTATAATCTGCAGGCACTTGACAACATCCTCGCAGACCCTCTTGTACAATACCAGTGCCGCGTTCGTGATGTCATAGAGCGCGTTATTACCCGCCGCTATAGCCTGCTGCTGCACCCCAACCAGAGCGTCACCCTTAGGCGTACTTGCATCCATCACCTCGTTGACACCGCTTGCATCGCGAATCATCGTGAGGTAGTGATTGTAAAGCATCACATACTGCTGGATGTTTCTGATTGTGTTGTCTATAGGCCTTATCGGTGGCTGCTGGCCTGAGCCGTCGGGGTTCTTGCTCCTGTAGTAGAAGACACCAGTCTGCTCGTATATGTCTTGAATCTGTAGCGGCTGTAGTTCTCCGCCTCTTCCGAGCTGCACGTTCTCTAGACCCTCGATGTCTACAATGATTCCGTCTGGCTTTGCCTTAGCGATAGCCTGCTGAATCTTGAGGTGGGTGAGCTGAAGCTGGTCGGCAAATCCTATGACAGAACCAACCATGGACTTAGGCTTCATGCGGCGAATATTCGTACATGCCACGCTATAGGACAACCGAGCTCTGGTTAGGTCATGAACATTCTTAGGAATGTTTTTCTTGATACCGTATCCAAAAAGCTTCTTGGTTCCCATTATATACGAACCGCCATATACGGTTTCAATCTCCATCTTATATGGCTGCCTGTCGTAGACGGATTCAGAGATTGGCTTATACTCGTTACCCTTGTAGTAGAACCCTACGTTTCCAAATCTAGACTCCTTGCTTTCGTAGTACACGCAGTCTACAGAAATGAACTCGAAGTCAAGTATATCTATGAAGTAATCGTCATACCCGTACTTGACATCATTCGAAAGCCTGTCGTAGTTTCTTGAGTTGAACTTTGAAGAGTCGTTGTATGAGCGATGCATACTCTTCTTCGCCATCTCTTCATACTCGCTCTCTGTAAATTCATCACCAGCAAGTCTCTTGAGCTCTCCTATGGTGATTCGTTTGACGTGCCCAGCGTACACCAGGTCGGACATATTCGGGTCCTCCGTGTAGCTGTGAACGAAATTCATAGGGTCTACATACTCTACAGCAATACCATAGTTTGGGTCGTTGCGTCTCTTGGCAATACCCATCCCGCAAACCACGATGTCCTCGACACACCTACGATATGTCTTGTCATCGAAGTCGTTCCAGTCCAACGTCAACGACGTAGCCACCTGAGCCGCTATCTCGGCGTTCGTCTTTATGTTTTGGTCCATAAAGATTTCTGCCTCTTCAGTAGAATCTGGAAGCTGTGATGGGTCAATCTCAGTCTGAAGGCCAAGCGTCCTTGCCTCAACAAGCGCTTGCTTGTTTTCGATAGACATCTCTATAAGCGCCTTCCTCTCATCCTTCTCTCCGCGAGACACGGGGTCGATGGCGTCAACTGAAGGGTACGGTTTACGTGACAACATCTTGTTGACGACAACCTTCACAAACTTAGGTACAATGGGTACTGGGCTCCAGTCAAGATTCAGCAAACTACCGTCCCCGCTATTTGGGTCAAGGGAGCTTAGTATTTGCTTATAGATTGAAGTGTCCTGAGTTCCGTTCGCATAGTCACGATTCTTCTCGAAGTCTCTTCGTCTGCTACCAAACAAAGACCCGCTGTCGTCTGCCGCGCCCCACTGACCCTCAATAGCCCTGGCATACTTCAACCCGTACTCCTTAGCGGACTTTTCTATTGGCTGTGCAAAGGGATTTGGGAAGTTGCCGTATTTCTTATCGTCAGTCATTTCTTGCTATTTGGGCTCACGCAAATATAGCAATACCAGAAATGACTATTTTATAAGCCTTGACAATCCATCCGCCTTATTGCTATACCTTCTAAAGAACTGTTTCTCTGAGAAGTCTGATTTCTTATCCTTTGGCTTTACTTTCTGAGCGGCAAGCAATGCGAGACCAGAACTTATTGTCAAGTCATACTTGGTTCGGTTGTCTATTTTAAACCCAATCCAGTCCTCAAGCGTTCTGTTGAAATACATGTTGCCTACGTTGCCATCTTCGTCAAGACCCACGTAGTTGTGTATATAGTCCTCAATGGCTTGAGCATGAGCGTGGATGACGTCCTGAGAGTTAGATGGGATACCCTTAGTCTTGACGTTTGATGATGACGTATTGTTTCTAAGGTGTTCTGGCCTATCCATGACATACCCATCATAACCCCTTGACTCAAAGTATCTTACGATTCCATACTTGTTGTTTTCTATAAGGAGGGGGTATCCGTAGAAGACTGCAGCCATCAAGACATCTTCGTAAAATATCTTGGCAAGAGGTGGGCGGCTGGCATATTCAGCAACAAACATATTGCTTGCACCTTCGATATTGAATTTGTTGTACATGTGGCACGCGCCCTTAGACCCTCGTGTCGCATCAATGGTTGCGTCGATGTCATAGGAGTCTACGCCTCCGCATCCTATGTGACTATGTGGGGGCACCTTGCGTCCACGCTCCTCTAGTATAATGCTTCTCTCGCTAGGGCTTGGCATCCACGATATTCTCCACCTACCGTTACTTGAGGGGTTGAATACAACTTTAGAATCCTCTACCCCACCAGCCCACATAAAGTTTCCTCGCACAACTGGGTTGGGATACATGCTGTCATTGTGCTCTATCTGCTCGTATATCTTCCCGATGTTAAAGAGGCTGCCTTCGACAGAATCTCTGAATGCCTCGTCGGTGGTGAATGGGAACTGCCTGATGAATTCATTGAGTTCGCGGGCATCGTGCTTTAACGCATCCCTTTCGTTCTTAAGGAAAACCTTAGAGCCGAACTGCATAATCTCACCATCCAACCCCTCTACTGGTACGTCAGTTTCTACTATTGGATTACCGTACTTATCGAAGAATCCCTCCAATGCGTCGTATGCTGGGATAAAAATCCTGTACAGTCCAGAGACGGTTCTTCCGTTTGCATTTCTCTTTGCCACGTCAGAGTCGTCCCACAGCTGCTTGAACTGACTACCGCCTTTGTCCATGGGGTTTACAGTAGAACCCACCAGAGCCTTTCCAATAATCTTCCGCCCAACAATAAGGCACGTTCTTTCAATGCGCCAAGCCTCACGTATATCCGTTGGCTTCTCCCACTTACCAGCCTCATCAAGATATAGCATGTGAAGCTTCTCACCGTCGTATGCGTTGTTTGTTGTGTTCTTCCAGTTGATTACCGTATTAAGAGCCTCGCCCTTCTGCGAAGTCTTATTGTTCTTCGTGATTCTCTTACTCGGCTCACGAAAAGCCAACTCCATGCGTGGGTTAGTGGTACCATCC